AGCTTTTAGCTGACGGATAAACAGTTCGCGGATTGCAAGCCGCTTTCGCTCGTCTGCTATCCGTTGTTTATTCGACTCCATTGCTTCGAAGATTCGCTGCTTTGCTCGTTGGCAATCGCTGCAATACTTTTGGTTACTGCCCTTATCCAAGCTGCAACGAGAGCAACGATTGACGCGGATTCGCTTAGCTGTTGTTGTTATGATTCACCGCCTTTCGCTTCTCGCTTCAATAGCTCGTTTTCGTCTCGCAGTTCGTCGATGATGGAGTTGAGTTTTGCGATCTCGATTCGCATCTTCGCAAACTCGTCTCTATCTTTTAAGGCTCTCAGGAAAACCGTGTCGGACAGCGACTTGATGTGTGCCAACTCGTCTCTGATTAACTTTATCGACTCCATGCTTTAACTCCTTGCCATTGGCATCACAACATACGTCCACTGCCCAGCGATAAACACCGCTGGTTCGGATTCGCTCTTCAAACGCAACTCAAACACCTCATCGCTTCCGCAACGCTCGGCAAAGTCAGCAACGAATCGTCCATCGATGATCGTTGTGATCGTCTCCGATGTATCAACGGGCATCGAGGTGTCAACTACGCCCACATCGCTAGCCTTGGCACTGATGCCAAGTTCGCCGGGCGTAAACGCAAGCGTCACCGCTCTGTGTTCGGCATTGGCAACAACAAGGGCTTGACGCATCGCCGAGACAAACGGCCCGGCTTCGATTGGGATAAACTTCATCGACTCCATCGCGGGGATGCACTTATCGTACGCTGGAAATCTCCCCTCGATGATTCGCGATTCGACGTAGGCCGCTTCGGTTGCTACACAGATGGAGTTTTTCGAGATATGTACATTTACGTCAGACGCTCCGCTGATCGCTTTAACGATCGCAGCAAGTCCCTTGTGAGGGACGATAGCCGATGATCCATCTTTGCCGTTTGTCGCGTCAATGCAAATCTTCGAGAGCCTTCGCCCGTCAGTTGCAACGAGGGTAAGCTGTTCGCCGGTTTCGATAAGCACTCCGCCAAGCTGGTATCGAGTGCTATCGGTATCGCAAGCAAACTTGGTTCGGTTGATCGCTCCGATTAGCTGCTCCGCTTGTGTAGTGATCCAATCACCTTCGATTCGCTTGCAACGAGGGAACTGATCCGCTGATACCGCCGGCAATGAAAAACGAGACTTGCCCGCCGTGACGTTGATACCGCTATCCGTTGCCTCAATCGTGATTGATTCCGATGTCGATTCCTTGACCAACGCGACAAACTTAACTGGATCGATTAACGCTGATCCTGCTTGCTCAATTTCAGCATCTCCATCAACGACGATAGAGACTTCGCCGTCAGTAGCCTGCACTGTCAAACGCTCGCTAGCGTCAACGCGAACAAACTTCAACACCTCGTTATTAACTCTCCCGCTTGCCGCTGCACTTGCAACGCGGTCCACCAAGCCTAGGAAATGCTTCCGGTTAACTGCAATCTTCATTTACCTACTCCTGTTATGATGCCATCCAACTAACGCCACAAAAACACATGCGACCGCAAAGCCGCCGAAAAATTCAATCATCTCGACTACCCTCAATAGATTGCGACAAGCTTTCAATAGATTCTGCAATTGCAAAAAGCCCTGCAGTTACCCCCATCATCGCCTCTGTCAACGATCCGACATAGCCGCCGGAAGCGTCTTGCGTCATAGACTCAGGTGGAGTCGGTGGGCAAATTGCTTCGGCAATCTTCTGAAATGCGTTAGCAAGCTCGACTTGATCCTCTTGCGACATAATCAATCTCCTAAGTAAAAAACAAACAAACAAAAAAGGATCGCAAGGACTCGAACCCTGCCGTATGCCATTGATCCACGGCCGACTAGCGAACGCTGCCGGTTATCGTCGCGATGTTTTTGTTGATCTTCAGCGGATGGGCGCAGCCTACTGTTGTCACCTCCCAAAAATCAACGCTATCAGTAGCACCGATAACAATTCCATTTGTCGTAACACCTGCACCCTTTACGCACTCCAGCAAGCAATCGCTAATGCTGCCAACTGCCCCGTTCGCGGCTGTAACGCAAATTCTGTTCGTGCTATTCGCGCCATTGCTCAAGAGCACGCTATTGGAGATTGCGAAGTCGCACCTTGACAAAAAGAGACAGTTTGAGTTTTGCGTAGTAGTCCAGTCGAGGTAATCAATTAGAACCTGTGGCCTAGTCCCGTCCGCAGATGGGTAGGCCGCTAGCGTGCCACAAACACCGGCGGCATCTGGAACGACTACAACTGGCTCTGCCTCGGTGCCTCGCACATCTAGCGATCCGTAGACTTGCATCGGCAATCCAAGTGCCCGGACCTGGATATTTACCCCCGCATTTAAGATTAGCGTACCGCCTTTTCGCACAACAACCTCCTGCGTCTGCAAGTAAACACCCTTTGGAATTGTTACTGTTTGGCCCGCTTCGACGAATCGAACGGGAAGGGGAGACTGGGCCCAAACTGACGACAACGACAACAAAAAAGCTGCGACTGTTCGCATGATAAAACCTTTCAAAAAAACACTAAAACAAACAAACAAAAAAGGATCGGGCAGGGTTTTCACCTGCTTGGCGAGAACTGCTTAGGAACCAAAAGGAAAAAAGTAAGCAGCCTGCATAGTTGCCGCTATGCTCGCCGATCCTCGCAACGTCAGGCAGTTGCCGCCGTGCCGACTACCAAGGTTGCCCCTGGGTGTACTGTTGTGGTGGTGGAGCTTGCGGAGGTGCTTGTTGCTGCTCTCGCTTGCTGTAGCCCTTAACGCTATTCTGCTTCGTGGTGTTGCCGTTGTAGGTGTTGTCCTCAACTGCAACCGTAATAACTAATGGCTTATTGCAAAGCTGTTGCGTATCAGTAGCTTTTGAAACGCCGACAGCCTTACTAATTGCGTTCAAGGTTCCTCGTGAAATGTTTCGAGGCTGTTCGTTCGGATGCCAAAGGTTGAGCCTGTCTGTCAGTTCGTAATTTTGGTACTCGCCGTGAACGATCTGCAATTTCAGTTCGATGTACTTGTCACCGTTCTTTGAAACCTTTTCGATTGTATCCGCGATGATCGCAAGATACTTACCCGCAGGGATCGCCGTTCGTGGTTGCGATGCTTCGTAATCGTCAATGTTCCAATCAATACTTGCCATGTTTCAACTCTCCTAAAATGTGATTTCACTTGCAACGGAATCATTAGCAACGACCGCCGCTGCTGGCTTGATTTCATTCTTCGTGAGGTATCCGTAGAAACTCTCAATTGCCATCGGAACTTCCGAGGGCATCCCTAACCGGTTCTTCGCTTCGATGCTTTGCATGTTTTGGCAAACGATGATCCGTTCGCCAGCTAATGCAACGCTTCGCTTTCCGTCATCGGCTTTCTTGGTAATCCGTTGGTGCTTACAAAACAGCACCTCGTCGCACCATTCACTAACGCACTGCGAGCCTGTTCGATGCAATGCAGGTCGGTAGTAGTTGTATCCGTCTCCCTCTGGATCTTGAAACTTGTCAATCTTTTCGTGGCAAGTCAGAACGATATGCCGACCTTGATTCCAGAGTGATCCAAGTCCAGCGAATACGCTTTGCCACATCTTCGCTAAAGCTTCGTACCCTTTACCGAAGCCGATATCCTCGATGGTTGCTTTGTTCGCTTTCGCTGCGACTTCGTGCATCAAAAGCTTCTCCAACCAGTCTACTGTATCGACCACGATCGTTGCATAATCCGTTGACGGTAGGCCCGTTGTAATCATTTCTTGAAACTCTCGATAGCTTCGCACCAAGTCCGTCGAGTCGCATTCGAGATCGCGGATACCATCTTCGAGATTGATAAACACCGGATTCGGAAAACGACTCGCAAGCGTTGATTTCCCTACGCCTGGTTCGCCGTAAATCAGCATGCGGCGTGCTTTGGCCGTCTTGCCTTTGTTGATTTTCATTATAAATCCACCTCCCCAAGTGCTTTGAATTGCTCTGCATTGCAATCGTAGATTTCTTGCATTCCGCCGGGATCGATTGCCGACCAATCAACTGAAAAACCGGCGTCTCGCATGTATTCAAATTCTGCGTTAAGCTGTGCATCGCAAGCTTCACGCGGCGTAGATTGAGGGAAGCGACGGAATGTCATCGCTTGCCCTTCGTCGCTGCTGATCTTGATCCAAAAACACCAGTCCACTATGCACGCTCCTTCTCACGCTCGGCGAGCATGGCGTCAGCATATCGATACGACCAGTGTGCAATGTATTCCGGCTCTTTGCCGCAATTAAAATCAGCCAATTGCCCTTGCAACGCTTGCCCCGCGAAGTAGTCGCGTAGGCTCATGCCGGGAGAGCCGTCACCCGTATAGTCGTTTACGTCCCACGGAACGCGAGGAAACGCTGGCCCGCCGTCGTTAGGCTTGTCCATCTTGCACCTCCTTCACGAACACGCCGTCAACCATCTTGCCCTTGCGATCCTTGATCTGCTCCCAAGCTATTTCGCGGCACCCATTGATATCAAGCCCAAGCTGTGCACAAATCACACCGAGAACAACTTGGATATCGCCAATAGCGTCAACGATCTCCTCCATGTCGTCGTCTTGCAAAGCGTGCGAAAGTTCTTCGCATTCTTCGAATAGCTTTGTCATTTGCAATCGCGGCGTTGAACCATCGATCAAATTCCTCTCCTTCGCCCACTTCCTAACCCTACTTCCAAAAGACAGTTCGCTCATTACGCATCATCTCCAAATTCAGAAACAAAAACAAACACCAAGTAAAAAAATCCGACAATCGAAACGCAGGTTAACCCCGCCGCAATCCAATCAATGATTTCCATGATCCACCCTTTCTAAATTGCAAGTCCATCCGGCATCAATAAGATCGCCGAACTTGTAGCCGATCCAGTCTAGCACGTCCGTCCGATCCCATTCGCTCGGTACGCCATGCTGTAGGCTGATCGTTGATTCGATTTCACCGATATTGCGAACTAGGCAAATCTCGTAAATTACGCATTGGAGCATCGTTCCGCCTCCTTCGCTTCCCAAAAGTTTATCTGCTTGTTGAGGTAGTAGCTCGCCTCAGACAAGCTCCGATTAAATTCCAACATCGTCCCGATGTGCCCCCAGTTCGCCCGCGTCGATTCCGGCGGTGGCATCTTGTTAATCAACGCCTCTAGATTGTCAACCGAGCTATCAGCAAGGTTCAGCAGGTCAGTGTAGTGTTGTTTGGTGTCAGTCATCCGTTGTCCTCGTTAAAGAAATCCAACGCCGCAACTAACGCGGCTCGTTCGCTGCGAAAAGTCCCCGTTGACCTTTCGCTATTTGATTCGTACCACCATCCGCCGTTAGCTGTGTAGATGATGATTCCACGCTTCCTGACAAGCTCTCTAAGTTCCTTGCGGCTTTGATCGGCAAACGGCTCGCGTAGCTTGTGTAGCGACGCTAGAGCGGTTTGCCATTGGGGTATTAGGGGTTTACTCGTCATCATCTTCGTAATCGTCCTCTCCTAGGCTGAGCATTAAATAGCCTTCGTCGATTCTCTGTCCGGCTGGCTTCCGACGCTCAAGCACACTATCGGGATCTCGCTTATCCCTAGCTGAGTCAATCGCTCGCAATTTTGATTCTTTGCATCGATGCTTCTCGATGCCTTTTTCATTTTCGCCGCAAATTGGGCAACTCATAATTCGCAACCTCAGATAAAAATAGAAACTCAAACCCAGACCGCAAACTATTAGCGGTCGAAAACCATAAACGCTACAACCTCGTGACGATTCGCCAAAACGCCCGTTTTGCTCTGCGACGGATCGTGAATGCCGCTCACTTGCTACCCCCTAAGAACTCGATGAGTTCGATTAACTTGCTGTTCACTTCGTTGACGGTGCCCACGTCCGCCCAGTTGATTTCACGCACGTCGTTATCTGGTGGAAGCATATCCGAAAGCAACTCGCTTACCTTCTCCATCAAGTCGCGTGCGACTAAATGCGAGTGTTCGTAAGCCGAATTCGCGTTGATGTACTGATGAATACCCATCTCTCAACCCTCCCAAGAAAACTAAAGACTAAAACCAAGACCGCCGAAGCGGTTTCGCCGTTCCCGGCTCGTCAGTGGGCCTAGCAGAAAAACAAACTTGGCTTGTCCATTTCGGCAACTACGTCGGTCATCATCCAGGCGTCAAAGGCGACCGCATCGCGTAGTTCAAGTTCCGCCATCAGTGCACCGCGAACGGTTGGAATATGTTCGCTGTTGTCGCTGTTTGTCAATTCATACGCTTCGCAGATCTGCTTTGTGCTTAAACCCGAAACCATCTTTTGCATCTTGCTTGCTGCTGCTGTTGCTACTGCGTTCATCTCATCAACCCCTTACTTTAGAAACTGCTGGCGACGTGCCAGCGATGTAATAAGATTATCGACCTGAACTGCCCGTGTCTATAGGGCAAGGCTAATTTTTGGGGAATTATCTACCGGCCAATGAAAACGCAGGGTTTTATTTTCTGTAGCCCAAGCGAAAAAGCACTCTGGCTAGGTCGCTTGCCGTCTCAGTGATCGATTCTTCCGCTAAGTCCCAGTGGCAAGCGTGTAGCATCTCGTGGATAAGCACGTCTAGTTCCCGCTCGCCCGATAGGTGAGGCTGAACGGTGATTACTCGGTGATCCGCATCGCAAAGGCCGTCGAGCTTGCGAGGTAGCTTTTCGCGTCGGATCGTCCAGTATTTTTTGCGAAGACGGCAACGCATTATCCACCTCGCACGATACCGCCGTCTGCTATGCGAAGATTGGTGACGTCGAAGTCACCGCTAGCTGCGGTTTCGACGTACGCGAACCCGTGATTCCACCGATTGATGCGAGCGTATTCGGCGTTGAGGTCGCACAAGCAGCCAGTTGACCACACAAAGCATTCATCATGCCACATGTTCGGCTCACAGTGGCCGCTAGTCTGATGAGAGTGCCCGACCAATACAGTATGCTTCGTACGCATCCAAGCCCCCCTAGCTGCGTTCACAGGGCTTGAGATGCCCTTGGGTAACTCGTGCCCGTGAAGTATTGGAAGTTTGCCTAGCATGATTGGCCGCTGATCCTCAACCCACTCAACGCTATGCTTTTTGAGTTGCAGGATTTCGGGCAGTTGAAGCGGATTGAGATCCCATATCTCAGGAGCCTTTGCCCATACAAACTTATTCCATCTCTCTTCGTGATTTCCAGCTTTGTAGATTATGCGAACTTTCGCAAATCGCTTGCGAATATGCGATAGCATTGCATCGACGATTTCTAACTCTCGTTTCATACCAACCCGCTCTGGATTTCGATCCCATCGACTCACCCCATAGAAGTCGGCGAAGTCCCCGTTGATAACCAGCGTGTCAATGCGATGCTTTGCAAGCCAATCTAAAGCAGTCTCAAGAGCTATGTCCGAATGGTACGGGCTGTGAACATCAGAGATGACGCCGCATCGCGTCTTGCCCTTTACTTCAAATGTCTTCCAAGGCTGAGCTAGCGAAGGTGGTAGCGGTGGCAATTGACCCGCTTTCCCCGCTGGCCTTTGTTGCGTTGCATAGCGTCGGCTTTCAGTTCCATGCTGACCGCGAATAACGCGAATCATGGTGCGAGCGGATTCAATCGTGAACGCTTCGGGGTGATCTTTCGCAAGTCGCTTTGCCAATGTCAAATTCGGTGTACTGACGAACTTGCGGCAAAGCTCTTCGGCCCACTCCCTACCCTTCGTTCTTTTTGCCATCGCCTTTACTCCATTGCAATCTTGCTTCTTCGACGGTCAGCTCAGGCTTACCAAGCTTGCGGTTAACGTGATTGTGTAGGTTAAAGCCCCATAGCCAATAAGCTTCAGGGCTTGAGAAGTCCGGCGGTGTTTCGTTGCAATAGTCCGCAAAGCTTTGCTTGCAAGTGCATCCGAAAGCCGGGATAAGTAGTACCCAGATTTCGTGCCATTGCGGATCGCATCCAAGGTATCCATGCTTTTTTGACCAGGCGAATCGACCATGCTGAGCTTTTCGATCCTCAGCAAGCTTCTGGTAGTCAATTACCTTTTGCTCGTGCGAGACTGGAAGCTGTACAACTCTTTCGCTAGGTTCTCGCTTGACGTGTTGCGTTGCGTTGAATTCGATTTGCATGTTACGGATTAAGCGTTAGCGTGACGTTTGGGAATGGTATGCAGTAGCTACCGATGTATTCTTCGGCGGTGCTAGAAAACGTGTAGGCGTCTACGGTATTAGGCAAAGGCTGTAACCTTGGCACAAAAGGATCGCTACCCGACAAGCAGTCCGCACAATCAAACCAATTGCATTCAGTTCTTTCGCTCGGCGGTACACCTTGGCCGACTAGCATAAGAGGCGGCACGAAGCATCCATCGCAATCGCCGTAATTGTTCGTTGCGGTGTAGTCTACAAGCCGTGGATACAAGCAAACTCCGTTACTGACTGCGTAGGGATTGTTGACGTAAGCAAACGAATCAAACCCTGTTGAAACGCCCTGCATGTTGTTATGCCTCAAAGCCCTATCTGGATCGCAAGAGCAGTAGTTATCCTGTAGCGGTGTGCATTCCGAGCTAAAGCAAAGCGGCTCGGTTTGAATGCAATAGCCGCAACTAGCTTGGCTAACGACCGTCACCAAGTTGCCGCCTACAATCGGATCGAGATTATCGCCGATGATGTTGAAGCACAACTCATCCGTCCCATCTTGGCAAGGTTGGTAAACACAATCTGACGTGTCGCTGTTCGTCAGGTTGATAACTGAAGGTATATCTTCGGCGGTGTCGTAAATCTTGAACTTGCGAATCCAGTATGAGGTTGATGCACCCCATGAAATGTCGTCATCGTCTGTTATGCAGTTAAAAGTTGGCTCGGCTTGCGTCTGATTCCAAAAGCAATCTGCACCTGCCGGATTGTCAGTGTTATCGCCTGGAAGAATTGTCCACCCTGACGACGAATGACAACAACCGTCGCCGCTTGCGATTGTCGAGTTCTTTGTGATTGATTTCTTCCGCAATCCGCCTAGCTGAACTAGCGTTTCAATTGAGCACTCAACGATGTACTTGCACTGCGGCTCTTCGTACTCTGGGCACTGAATCAAACGCTTTAAAATGCTCGCCCTTGTTCGACCGTACTTCCATCGCACAAATCCAGCTACCTTTTCGATCTCTGCGTAGGTCTTTGTAGTTGCCCCGCAGCTTCCGACGTCTCCGCAAACTTCGCCGTATTCCGGCTGTTCAATAAAATCAGTGGTAACGCAATCCTCGATAGGCGTCGGCGGGGTGTAGACTTGTGATCGAATAAACCTTGCCCGCGTTGTGATCGACTCATTGACGCGAATATCATTCGTCACAAATCCATAACACTCGGTATCGTAATCGTCAGGATCGCCGATTTCCGCGACGTGGCAACAATCGCCCTCGCTGAATGTTGCTGTTTGATCGTATATTGTATGCTCAATAGTTACGCTGCTTGCGATCTCGGCTAACTCCGCATCGCTCATGCAGCATTCTTCGCATCCACACTTGCCAAAGCATCCCATCTAGCAAACCTCCACTGCTACCCACTTCGCATCGATAGGGAATATCATCACCGTAGCGTTAGCGGCAATTGGAGTTGATGTCGGCGCCCATGCCGTATATGTCACGCTTCCACTTGCCCAATTGCCCGACGTTGGCACCTTCGCCGTAACCGTACCGCTTCCGTTTGCCGGTATTCCGCCGGATCCAGCGACCGCTATCAGTGGAGTCTCGCAAGCTATGACGCGGATGACATCTTCTTCAATGTCATCATCGCCCAGGCAAGTGAACAAACATCCCTTGCCGACCTCGAAACTGCTTGCGTTAGGCCCTATCCGCGTTCCGACCGCTAGCGTTGTGCCATCGGTCTTGATTCGGTAGATAGGCCCCCACTGAGCCGTGCCGTAATCGTCCGCAATTACTTCACGATCTCCATTGACAAGAAACGGCCCCATAACGCCCGCGTAATCAAAAGGCCGCTTGACCTCAAGATAGTTACGACCGCCAGTCTCTTCGGTGCCGGTGATCTGGATGCAACCATAGGGCGGTATCGTTGCACCTGACTTGTTGACAAATGAAATCGGCGTCGGCGTAATAGGTCGATCCGTCTTGGCACCGACCGACGCCAGCTTTTCAAACGCCAAAGCATTTCGCCACACGCGATCCGCTTGCTGTGGCGTAAAGTACCCGATCTCAGTTGCCATAAACTAGCCCCTTGTATCGCACAACAACGCGACTTTGTAGACCGCTGGTGTTACGGCTGTACCTGTTGCCGCATCGTTGCAAACGATGGTTAAACGGCATTCAATCAAGTCGCCGGGTTCAACTGATCCAGTGGACAAGGTAAAGTCGTAGTTAGCCGCCGTCAAGCTGTTCATTGATTGTGCGGATGTCGCGACTAGATCGCTTGTTAGCGTGCCATCGTTGCCGATGTATGCTTCTAAATCGACCGTGCAAGAGTTGTCGGCAATGGTCGTTTCCATCTTCGCACGAACGCGAATTTGCATCGTTTCGCCATCGTCGTAATTCGGCGGAACAGGGATCGAAAAATAGATCCGGCGAGTAGTCGCACCGATTGCTTTACAATCCCCGGCGGTGATCCGAACTGGGTTAGTCCCCCATGTCCCAGTAAGTAGCCCTAGGTCGTCGCTAGACGCACTTGAAACGGGATTAGATGCTACTGCATCCCATACGCGAAAGTTTGTTACAGGCACCTTGTATTCGGCCAAAACGCGCTGCCGCATCTTGCTCGGTTCGATGTTAGCGTTAGCCGCTAAATCGTTATTGGTGATCGTCGAATCAGGGAGAATGAGGATAACGCCGTTATGTGTTGCCATTAGTCAAGTAATCCTAGTGCATTGAAGGGAAGTGAATCAAACCGCTTAAATTCCAACCAGTGAGCCGTAACCGCTTGCCCTGGTTCGCTTGCTGGTATCCTGTATCCGTTGGCATCAAGTAAAACGGGCTTAGTAACAGGCTCTTTATTGCCGTCTACCGCTCGAACAATCCTTGATCCAAGACCCGGCCCGCTTAAATCAATTCGCTCGTAATAGCCCTCGTGCCTCGCCCTAGCGTACCAAGCTTTTTCGGGTGTGGTGCGATACGGAAAACGGAACTGAATCTGAGCCGTGATTTCCCAGTATGCTTGATCCTTCGTCGTGACGTTCGACGCGGAAAACTTAATAAGCCGAGCCGTACCGGGAGGCCAACCTAAAAACAAATCGCTGTTGACCGCTCGGCGGTATCGAGCCTGGACATAGCTATTGAATAAAAGCATGTTCCGGCGGATTGTAACCGTCTGATCTGGTATCGGAGTTTTGATACCTTCCATTGGCTCGCCGTTTACCGTTTGAATCGGGTTCCCGTCCCAGTCTTCATCTATTTCCTCTTCGCTCTCAACATCGTCCCAGTCGATTCGAGGCGGAGCAAATAGCGGGTTCTCTGTGTTGTTGCCATCCTTCGCCGCTAGTTCGCCGCTGTAATCGAAAGTGGCGATGTAGTAGATAGGGCTAATACGCTCGAGCGATACGCCATCGCAATAGACGTATTGGTACTTATCGCTAAACGAATCGCCTTGAGTTGGCAACCGCTCATCCATAAAAATATCATACTCAACTGCTTCCGGCTTGGTAACAACCTGATAAGCACGTTGAAACTTGACTGTTAGCTTGCGAAAGTTATCCGTTAGCCTCTGGTCGTACGATGGACGCGACCAGCTTTCGGTAACTTCGAGAACGTTTTCATTTTGCATCATGGCCCCGTTCCGCTAAATGTGATTCCCGGCCCGGTCTGTAGCGAATTCTTTAGACCGTCAATCGCTTCCTTGACCTTATCCAGCTTACCGACCGTTTGAGCCGTATTCTGTTCGATCTTCTTTTGTGAATCATCTTGCTTGCCTCTAGTAAGCAATCTCGACTCCTTCGCCGCAATATCAGGAGCGGCTTGCATCTGCTTTTGTTCGCTAGCTTTCATTACCGCATCCGCTTGAGCTTGAGCCGCTGCGATTGCGTCCGCCGTTGCCTTGTCTAGCCCTTGCTGTTGAAGTCGATAGGAATGGGCCGCCTCTTCGCCTTGCTCCATCGCTACCCGCTGTTCTTCAAGTCGCTGCAGTTCGGTTTTGCGAATGTCGTCGATCTTCTCTAATCGTTGCTTTTCTTGCTCTTGTGCTTTCGCTTTAGCGTCGGCTAGTTCCTTCTCTTTTTTCAGCGACTCTTCAGCAAACAAAATACGCTTCTGATCCGCTTCGCCTACGCCCTGATCTGTTAGTTGTGCACGCCTAGCCGCTTCCGCTCCTTTGGTTAGTTCGATGTATTGGTAGTTCGTCGCTCGCAGCGAAGATATAACCGATTGATCGATCTGTTGTTTTCTTGCTGCTGCTGCATCTTCTGCGGCTTGCTGCTCCTTGATTAGCCGCACTTGCTGAGCGTGTGCACTGTACTTTTCGCTAAGTGCGTTTTGTTGTTCGCGTAAAGCTTGGGCTACCTTCATGTGCCCCGCAGCTTGATCCATTAAGTGCTGGGCAGTCTCTTCGCCCTCCGAAAAGAAATCTAGCCCTTTGTTCTTCTGTGCCTCCTCCGCCGCGTTGCTGTAGTGCTGGAAACTTGCGACCGCCTCATCGACTTGCTTGTTTATGTCATCGAACAACGCTTTAGCCGCTTCCTGCTTTTGGCCAGGATCGCGGATGAGCTCGATGTCCTCCATCTTATTCGATACGTTGGTGCTAGCGATCCGAACTAGCGAATCTGCAAACCTGTCTGCATCTTTCGAAGCTTGCTCCATGCGGCTTGCTACGTTATCAGTGCCGAATACCATCTCGCCAATCGACTTGCCAAGTTGAAACGACATAACGCCAACCAGAGCACCGATGCCCGCTTTGAAAGCTAGTGCACCCGCTCCACCCGTCTTCATCACCTCCGAGAACTGCCCTACCTTTTCGGTGATGCCTGCGATACCTGCCGCTGCGGATGCAAACTCAGTCCCGCCGAGTTGACCGGCCAGCACCCCGATAAACTCGGTTGACGCTTTAGCTTTACCACCTACGTCCTTGATCTTGCCGACCGCCGCTTCAATGTTCTTGCCTGCTGCTGCGGCTTGCCCTGACGCTTTGTCCTCGGCTTCGATTAGGATTTTCACGCTTTCGCTAGCCACTTATACCCGCCTCCGCTTTTAGTGTCTGCTCTTCGTGCTTTAGCCTATTCGCCGCCTCTAAAAACCAAGCCGCCTGATCGAGTGCACCGCCTGCTATTGGCGGTAAACCTCGCTCGTAAAGATCGCACAAGCCAACCACGTCAATCATTGATCGACAGTATTGATTCGGGCAACCTTGGACAGCTACAGAGCCTTGATTGCATTCGCTGCAACCTTGGCCCCTGCATTGTGGGCATTCGATCTCGATTGGCTCTTGATCGCTGCCTATGTCCCTACACTCTTTGTCGCTGCAATTACGGCAAAGCAAACCCTGCCGAATCATCGCCGCGACTCTCAGTCTTTTTTTTCGTCGCCGCTCATCTTTTGATTAGCCGCAACTTTGCGAAGCACTTCCCGAATCTCCGAAAAGCTTAAAACGGATTCGACACCATCGGCGGTAAATAAATGCTCGCCCATGTTTTTCCATCCGCTGCAAGCCTCTAGTAAGCACTTGACCGCTGAATCAAATACGTCCGGCACCTTAACGCCATCCTCAAAAATCATGTCAATAACGCGATGGATTTCGCGTTGCTTGCGTAGGCTCTGAGTCTTCGCGATAAACATCGGACGCGACGCGATAGGCTTGTCCTTGTCAGAGTCAAGCCACACGTCAAAGGTTAAATTCGGCTCAAGTGCAATAGGCATGTTAGCTCGATGCGGTGAATGTAATGGATGCTTCTTGATCGACGTTCGACCCGTTGCGATTGCAACCCCATTCGATTTCGTCAACTACCATGTTTTCGCGGTCTGCTTCACTGATCGAGATAATCTGTGCCTTAGGTGCCGCAATGGTAATCTTTGAGTTAGTAGGCCCGTCTAAGTCAAAAGTCAGAGCGTGTTCGCTCATGTCCAACAGTTTACCGTACCTGTCTTGAGTGGCAACCGTTTTGGCTTCGGGGTTTCCAGTGATCTTGACTACCCGATTCGTAACCAATCCCGCTAGGAATCCGCTTACGTTGCTGGAATCCTCCCGAAGTATCATCGTGTTACCGCTATCAAGCGTCATGTTTTCAACTTGCAACGCAACGCTATTCCAAGTCGTAGTTGAGGATGCGAAGCGTAGGCCCTTCGTTGTTGGATACGTCGGTGCCAATATCGTTTGATCGGTGACGCCGTCCCATACGCCCATAAAGTCGAATTCAAAGACTCCATTTTTCCCAGACGGGCAAGCTAGACGAAAAGTTCCGACGCAACCACGAAGTAATTTGCGGACGCCATCGATGTACACGCCAAGCGTAATCGTCTTAACGTTGGTTCCAGGTGCTTCAGTACGAGGTGTAAACACCCCGCTATTATTCACCCATCCGCAAGCAGGTAGGAATGTGGTGGCCCATGTCGGCACAGTTGATCCATCATAGGACGCATCGAGCTTGAACTGAACGCGACCTTTGTAGCCTCCAACGACGCTCGAATCCATGCCGAAGGCACCTTGCCCCTCGCGTGCTTCAAGTTCGGTTTCCGTCTGTGCCATAACGTCGTAAACGTTAAACCCAGCATCCGCCGCCGTCAGTGTTGCCGCTGTCCCTGGAGTCGCTTCCAACTCAGCCGCTAGCACTCGTTTTCGCTTCAGTAGTGTCATTCTATTCTCCTAGTTTTGGGGATGCTCTAAGCTTGATTTTACCGCTAGCTGCTAGTGTAACTTCTCGCAGTCTTCTTTTGATTTCGATTGGCAATCGCTCCGCCGCTTTTGCCGCTGCTTTTTGTGGTACGCCAGCTTCCGCGAAGTAATCGCCAGGTGCCTTGGATTTTATTTTGCGAAGTCGCGTCCCGCCTTCAGGCTCTCGTTTGTAAAAGTTGCCGCCGTACTGCTTGACCATAAAGCCTTCGAGTACGGTAATCCAACCTCCGCCCATGTTGGGCTTATAGCGAACGCCGGATCGAATTCGCTTACCCTTGCGGGACTTCGAGTATTCTTGGGCCGAGTGCCATCGAATTGGAAATGGCGTACCGCCCCAAAGCTTAATCACCGCTTGCGGTTCGTCTGGTTTCGCGACCTGCTTCATCAGCACCGCTTTTTTGAGCGTAGATGCTTTTGTTGGCCGCTTGTTTGTAAATGGCTTAACGCTGCTATGCAATGCGAAGTTAATGACCTTGCCAAGTTCCTTCGCTGCGTCCGCCGCAACGCTCTTAGCTGTGCGATTGATCGCTGTTGATAGATGCCGCTTCATGTGGTCGTGCATCATACCCAAAGCTTCTCGCATCGCTCGCAAACTTGCTTGATCCACGTCGATCTTGATTTGCGTCATGCTCTCACCGAAGTCGGATCGCCTTCATCCGTCCGAAAGGTGATTGCGATAGGGACGTTGACGCCATCTAGACCACCGTCAGCGGTGACATATTCAGGGCTTCGGAATTCTGCGTCAATGGCATTATCGTCCATTGTGTGCCATACGTTGCCATCGCCGTAAACAGCCTTAACAACGTCGGCATGAAACTGATTGATTACCGTATCAATTACTTC